GTTTTTAAACAACACCTTCCACCGAAAATTATTATATATCACTCCTCGTATTGATTCTTCACAACACTCCTTCTCAAGCTTCCTTACCTCTTCAACATTGCTGTGGCCACTATACTCACTCCGTATCGCAGGCCCATTACATAATACCTAAATGCCTCCACATTATGTCCAAACAATTTAATTTCACCTAACAGCTCGTTGTTTGCTAAGAGTTCTACCCCCGTGTTGGGAATCATTTGCAAGACATGAACAAAGTGGTGCATGCTGGGGGTGGCTGTCACTTCAACTGGCCATCGTACTGTGGCTAATTCGCATACACGAATAGCTGCTGATAATACTATGTACCTCAGCATTATCTTATGCTTGTGCACCTGTGTATCGAACGTTTCTGTATCTCGCACTCGCGATCTTCCCATGAGATCATCTTCCAACGGTTGGCCTTGTATCTTCATGTTCTTCACGACCTTCCCCGCCCATTGAGCAACTGGTTCGTCTACACACCTGTGCAGATGTCTGGGCAGGACGACTTTACATATTTCGGCTAGTTTGCTCAGGCCGTGCAACGGGAGATGTTCTGCCAGTTGAACAAAAAAGGCTGGATAGTAACAGTGCACTCTTAGTAGATTGCATCCCCCGATGTCTCTTCCTATATCTCGTAGGTAGTCATCCCTTCTTCTCAGAATGAGTCTAGTTAAACCTAGTGGAGGTTGCAAAATTGGAAGTTCATCTTTTCGAGATGAGGAATCCCTAATATGTAATTGACAGACGAGATACACTTCACCATTCATTGCCGATGCTTGGCAATGTTGCAAGACTAGGGTGTGACAGATGGGTCTTAACCATGTCACCACTCTGAGTATGTGGTCCATCTCCTGCCAGTACATTTTTAGAATCAGAATCCCATTAGCTGCAGCACATTCCAAGAAGAAGTTGATTACATGCAACAACATGGCGGTACGCTTTGGCGATGTTATAGTCTCTATGGGTATTTCTGCATCCAGCGCAATGAGATTAACTCGAGGGTATTGACTCTTCATCCAATCGGTGGTGGTCTTCTCACACAAGTCATAATGACCCAATGTTATGTTGGATTTGTCAATCTTGTTGTTTCTGACAGACTGCTCCAGCTCCGCACTAAGAGCCGAAGGGTTGGAGTGGAGAGTGTTGGGGAGTGTGTTGTAGATGATACTACTGTCGAGCGTCATTGCATTGATCACGGCAGTACATCCTCCGTATCCATCCCCTAGACACACATAACACCCATTGGCAGGGAGACGATGAAGACCAATGTGATGCATGAGATAGGCTGTCTTACTCATAGATATATTGGACACACCAAACGGACGAAAGACCCATCTTCGGTTAAGAAAGGTTTTCTCCCAATCCTCAGGCTCCTTATACTCCAGGTCCAAGGGGGTTGTGTGCCTGAAAACGCCCGAGTGGAAATGGCGAATATCGATGTTGTGATGCTTCTGCGGCTCTAATGCAGGCATATCTAAACTGCTATGTGTGGCTATTGGACGGGGCAATAAGCCTTCTCTTGCTGTCTCCTTTACTCGGTTCAAACACGATACAATATCAGTCTTGAAAATATTGTATAGATAAGAAGGTCTGTCTCTCAGAACTTGCCGCACAAGACGGTGAACCTCAGCAGGTTCATCAACAATCCTTTGCTGAACATTAGCCCATTTGATGCTTGGGCAGACTTCCTTAACCCACTTAAGGAGTGCAGGTTCATCAAGGGGATCGGCTATCCACTCTTCCATGAACTCACCTAGATCTCCGTCTACATCTATCAGGCAGACCTCATGTCTTGCTCGCTGCGTCAGATTAGGGGCTATGTCATTATCTATTATCTCCTGCGCAGATGATGTACAAGCAGCAATAGCAAGGAGCATCTCAGCCTCTCGGATCAAGGCCAAATCTTGACTCTGTTTAATCTGCCTCCAGAGTTTGATGTAATGATGAAGCAAGATTTGTTTTTGAGCAGCTTTGATCCTATGGGCAACAAGGGGAAGACATTCATCATCTGCTAGGTTAGAAAGAATGGAGATATTGTTACTTCCCATTCCTCTCTCTGCTAACCAGAAGCAAACACCTCCGAAAAACGGAGCGAAGGTGTCAGGACTATCAAACGTTGTCGATTTCAGATGAGGCATAAGGTCGATACACTTCTGCTGCAGTTCAAATAATCGCCCAACCTGTTTGATCTCATTGAGTATGATAGTCCAAGGAAGTTCTTGTGCTGGAATGGACCCCAAGAGAGTAACAACATTATCCCCATCACAATCCCGCGTTAATTTCAAGATGTACACCCAGACTATGGGGGCCAGCTCCTCGATGATCATACGCATATTCAGACGGGCCAGATCCTCTAGTGAAAAGCCAGTAGCTCGTGCATGTTGTCCCCACTTTGATAAGACATCATAGCCGGCGTGAGTCATGTGATGGTTTGTGTACCTCACTTGCAACTTTGACCTGCTTCTCCAGTGTCGATCAATGTAGTGTTGGATTAATGATCGTTCTGCCTCTACAGCTGTCATATCCATTGCAGCTGTGGGGTCGACATGAAACCGAACAGGATCAAATGACTCTAATTGTTTGACCACCTGGATGAGTGCATCTCGTCCCACCTTTGTATCTAAGGATAGACGTACCCTAGGAAGATTGGTTCTCCCTAATACCATAGGTGTCTCCTCTATGGGGGCCATGCAATAATCGCACTCCTCTGTCACCACCCATACTCTTCCTTGTTGAATTCGTTTCTTGCCCAACCAGACTGGAGTAGCTACCGTGCTTACTGCATGACAGAATACATGATGGTAGTTAATTTTGTGATGAGCGATGCTTGCTTCTAATCGGGAGTGTGTGTGAGAGTTCCCTTGTACTTGAGTATAGATGTTCTGAAGAGTGTTTGGTACAGTAGATACCTTGTATTGGTTGGACCTGATATGATGCTGTGTGGTCCGAGCTGCCACTCTAGATCCTGCAAAAGGGGCTAATTGGTTGAGGTCAACATTTGAGTAACTTTCTATGAGATGCCTGACAAGATCGGGGAAATTAGAAGCAAAAAGCCGGCCCTGAGCATCATGTCCTGTCATGTGGGACCATCTATACAACTCTAGTAGAGTGTGGAGTTTGCTGGTCAGTATATTGTTCGCCAAAAATGACACCTCGGGAGGGGCAAGACCCACTCCTGTAGCTCCTCCTATAAAAGGGTCGTAAGGACCATCTTGATAGCTTCCATGTGTGTAACGCTGAGTCTCCTTCGTTGTGCATCTTATCTCAAAATGGTGAGTACTGGCATGATAATTTGTTCCAAACAGAGATATGGGACCTATCTTCAATAAGTGTTGCAGACAGGGTTGAGTAACAGCCTCCACTCTCTTCCCCCAGGCTTTATCTCTCATGTACTGAGCAATTTCTGTAGAACAGAGGTTCCTCCAATTTCGTGGGATAATTGCTGAATCAGACATATCTTTAGATCGAGTGAACAATCGCAATCTGTATTTATCAAGTCTAATAGTGGCAATAAATGCTTTCCTTAAGATTTGATTACCCTCCTTCCTCGACAGGTGGAAGATGAGAGCTTCATACACACTCTTTCCTGATTCCCATTTTCTAACCAACTCCATTACGAGGCCTGAGGGACTACATCCAAATAAAGCCGACATGAGTTTAGCATTGTACACATTAGCTGTTTTGAACAATTCACACATGGCCTCTGTGAATCCTTCTTCAGACAGTTCCAGTAGCTCTTTGATGTCTTCATTTTTAGCTTTCCTTTTGAGCATTTTGGTAATCCCTTGCCTAAGGATACTCTGGGGCTGACTGGGCTTTGCAAAGGGGATACTATAAGGGTCAATCATCAACCCTACTAAATTATCTTCTGCCTCTCTGAGTTCTTGATCAAGAGGAGATACTAGGTATTCCACAACCTCCGGGTAATACTGAGTGCAAAATTTCACCAAATCTATGTATGGAGGAAGGAGGTCAGATTCTGCTCTGGTGTAAAAATTGTGCAAGTACACTATCGGCAGCCCTCCTACTATATTAGGAGTAAGAAGTAGTGCCACGAGTTGGTTTTGAGTTAGTCCTGATAGAACCCGATTTTGCTTAATGTAGTATAATGACCAGAGTAGTGCCACAACGTAACAGGATATGGGGGAAGGACTGGTCCTGGACGCACTATGAGCGTTGCTGTAAGAAGACCCCACATAGTCATCTAAACAAGTTAAGAAGGCATTGTTAGCTCCATAACACTTTTGGATTTTACGGAAGGATTGGGGCATTTCTATATTTGCTACAAACGCATTTTTGCTAAAGGCAAAATAACACTCGGAGGCATAGGAATCTTCAGCTTTGATCTTATGCCCAAATTCCCCTCCTACTGTGGAAATTTCCGCCAAGAGTTGATTTTTTATGTCATTGATATCCATTCGGTCTAAAACCTCAGGAGGTATCATGATTGCTGCTCTTAGATCATCCCCTTTACAGAGAATGTGGTAGGGGTAGGGGTACCTCTCCAAACACACTTTGATCTGATGTGTGTACACATACACCCATGTGTCTTGATTTAATCCTTCTATTCCCCCTTCCTGGCCATCCCAATAGTAAACTTTGTCTTGATCAGGCATGTAAATAAAGGAATTTTGGTAGGCTTCATGAGTCTTGGAAAACAAACGCTTGTCATACACCTTATCCAGAGTTGAGCGGAGAACCGACTCTGTAGCTGCATGCCGAAAACGGTTATTCCATGCACTAGCATCAACGTTGATGATGATTTCCTTGAATCCGGGGTAGGCTCGGTCCATGTGCCTGAACGCATAGAGTTTTCTCAACAAGGTTAATTCAGAGAGGGTCATTGCCTCCTCATCACTGTACTTGTTCAGGAACTTTGCAGAGTTATACTCTTGAACTAATGTTCGAGCGCGATCCTCATACGTTTTGCATCCGAAACCTCTCGCCGCCTCTTTGAGTTCCTTCTCCTTCGGCACAATTCTGATCACCAAGTAATTCTTGAGGGCTTCGACATCATTTGCCATAAACTCATTGAGATACCATTTGTGATCAGTCCGTCCCGAGTCATTCAGCAAGTAGAATAGGAGCAATCGTGTATGCTTCCAGTCATTGAAAGGGCGTTTTTGTCCTTGCAGATACGTGGCAATGACTTGCGACCGACAAAGGGAGATCGTTCTATCTTTAACGTAGGGAATGAAATTGTCAAGATAGTCAAACTCTTCTACTGGAAGCAACTCAATGTGGTCATAGTCGTGCAGTCTCACAGGGCCGAAGTCTTTAACGTGCTTTCGTGATTTTGGATCAAGATTCGTGAGAGCTGCCTGGACGAGGCTTAAGGGAGCTTGAGGACTGATCTCCACCAGGGGCCATCGCTCGTACCTTAGTATGTAGTTACGGATAAAATTCTCCTTTGCATAACGGACACACTGAAGAACACGAGCAGGAACTACTAATCTTGGCTCTGTAGTTTTCTGATGCAGGTCGGCAGCTCCTAACTCCAAATCACAGAAAGGATGTCCCATCACTTTAGACAAACACGCAAATTCATGTTGGAGAGGAGTGCATACTTCCAGCAGAATATCCTTCAACCTAGAATTCTGGTAATCGTACCCTGTATCTGTCTCCAAATCCTCTGTTACTGTCCTAAGGAAGACATCATTCTTTCTTCCCTCCTCCTTGACCAAAGTTTCAGCAATTACCAACGATTCCAACACCTTCATGATTCGGAAGTATTTCCCTTTATACTGGACGGCTAATTTTGCTAACTCCCAGAACATCTCGGTTGTTCTATCCAAGAGGTTCTCTCCGTCGTACACCTCATCTGGAGTAGATATGGCCAGGAGAGATATGGATATGATGTCTGCCAGTTTGTTGTGAATCATCAACAAATAGTCTCTTGGCAAAATGTGTGCCACCCCCTTGTAAAGGATAGCACAAGACCTCCCACTCCAAGCGACTCTACACCCTAGAGGTTTAAGCTCCATCCAGCATTGAGGAGCCAAAGCTTGTTGGTGCGTGTCCCAATCAAGGTTGTAAGGCTTAGGTTTGTTGCTCACAGGAATTCTGTTGACAAGATCATCCAATCGAGGGAGAACAGATGTCATCATTCTCATGGTTGGGTGATTGCGATACATAGCCTCCATATCTGTAGCAAAGTCAGGAATGGGACCTTTGAATGCTGTATCGTTTTTGTGATTGTTCCATTCCAGCTGAATTTCCAAACACTTCCTAGCGGCTTGAGCCAATTGAGCAGCCAGAAGAGGACGGGTAGGAGTACGCCGAATGTACTCTACAGCTTCCTTGTAAAGGTGAGGCCAGATATTCCTGTTGACTGCCCAATCAGCCGCCTCGAGTGGCATACCAGCGGCTGTCATTGACTTGAGGAGGAGATGATCATCCCTGTTAAGATTTGGAGTTAGCATCCTCTTCTTGACTTCATTGGCATGACTTTTACGGAGTGCGATGTCAAATTTGCGTTCAAAAACCAAGTGATGGGGCGAGAATGGGGTTTTCTTCTGTGAATGCTCCATCTTGATAATTGTCTCTTTCTCCATCACTGCCTTTCAAA